TTTCACTAATTCAAGACTTTACTACACTAAAGCGCTAAAGTACTTACCTAATCAAGTACTTTATCACAGTAAAGCGCTAAAGTATTTCACTAATTCAAGACTTTACTACACTAAAGCGCTAAAGTACTTACCTAATCTGCGCAAAACGTTGTTTTACTCAATTATATATCATCCCAACAGTTTACACAATCAAGTACTTTATCACAGTAAAGCGCTAAAGTATTTCACTAATTCAAGACTTTACTACACTAAAGCGCTAAAGTACTTACCTAATCTGCGCAAAACGTTGTTTTACTCAATTATATATCATCCCAACAGTTTACACAATCAAGTACTTTATCACAGTAAAGCGCTAAAGTATTTCACTAATTCAAGACTTTACTACACTAAAGCGCTAAAGTACTTACCTAATCAAGTACTTTATCACAGTAAAGCGCTAAAGTATTTCACTAATTCAAGACTTTACTACACTAAAGCGCTAAAGTACTTACCTAATCAAATACTTCATCACAGTAAAGTACTAAAGCGCATCATGTATACATAATACATCAGTAAAACCTATTGATAATTTTAAAACCTGTGATATAATATAATTACAAAAGGAAAGGAGATCAAAAAATGACAAAGGAAACAGCAAAAGCAATTAAGCAACTTATACCAAATCAGGACAAAGCATTAATGATGTGTTCAAGCATCAACAATGCAATTGCATTATTAAAGCTTTACAAATTATCTAATCAAGAAATCAAAACAATCATAACCGCAATGGTAATTGGATAGGAGGAAATAACATGTTAGTAGTTAACAAGAGAACTGGTCAGGTTGAAGAATTTAGCACTTTTGAACACTATATGGATGATGAACTTCGCGAACGTGTTGCATGGGAACTCGCACCGTGCAGTAGAAGAACATCTTTCTGAAATTATAAATTTTTGGTTAGAAAATCAGAAGGATGCTTTTTACGAAATAGGTTACTATGAGTTGGGAGATTTTTATTTAGCTTTGGAAAGGTAGGTTAACAATGTAATCTTAAAAATAAAAAGGGGAGTTAATCCCCTTTTATTATGCTATAATTTGCTTTGTTATAACTAAACATTCCATTATTTTTCCGCGCCCGTAGATGGAATAATTTCCCTCGGTATGCGTAGTACTTAAATTAGTAAACTCAAAATAAACGGTGTCAGGTAATGTATTTTTAAAGTAAGTTGACAAAGCTATATTTGAATTAGTTGTATTATCTTTAAAAGTTTCAATAAAGTATCTAACTGAATCATTTTGGTTAAGTTCTAAATTGTTATCATTTAAAAAATTACTATAAGGGACTTGAAGTTGTTGTGTTTGTATTTTCGAACCGTCAATGTTAAATGTTACATTAGTAGTTGATGATACAAATATTTCAAATTTTGAATATCCGCCCGTTAATGGTGTCAATATAAAAATATAATTCCCACTTGAGCCAACTTTACTACGCCCGCCACCGGCGTGATTGTCTACGTATTGTTTCGTGGCAACCTGCATTGCTTCGCTTGGGTCTTCATCTACCAACAGAGAAGAAGCAAATTTTACGTTCTTGAATCCAGAAAATCTCATCTGCTGAAAGCCTGTTCCATCGCAATTATACTGTTTAACAGTAGTGCCCGGTACGTCCGAAACATTGCTAATGGAATAAGTAATTAATTTACTATTAGGATCGCCCGTAGTATCTGTATGAACAATATTTTCCGATACGATTCCAACAGAACCTCCATTTGTCTGAACGTTAAAGCCGAAATCGGAATCGTAAGATAATTGACCACCTGCTTCAAAATAAATATTACTGTTTGTAGCCATTAACAGATTACCTAACAGTCTTCCACCAGTGAGCCGCAAATAATCTTGCATCTGTTCTTGTACTACATTTTTAGCATATAGGACCGATTCATCAACATATGATTTTGGCGTGGCATCTCCGCTATCCGTAGGAGTTTTCAAATTTTGGATTTTTGTTTTATTTCCAAACTGAAGCGTACCAATATTGTTTATTTCTATAATGTCAGTATTGGAGTTACCCGTAAGAACCAAATGTCCAGTATCTTTATTCTGATAGAGAGCATAATTCGCCGCACCGAAACGAAAGCCATTATTTACTCCCATATCGATATCGCCGCTCATCGTACCACCAGTCAGTGGCAGATAATCTCCAGTAGGTTTTACCCCAGCAACAGCATTATCAACGTATTCCTTGTTTGCGGCATCCATCGCTTCCACAGGATCAGCAACCATAGAAATTTTTGCGCCGTCAACATTAATTAACGGATAACCTTCGAAGAGAATCGTATTATTTTTAGCCATAATATGGCCGGTATCCATCACGATTTGATTTAGTCCCATAGTGAGATTGCCGGTCATGGTATCGCCAGCTTTCTTAACATAGTCACCTTCTACCGTGGTAATGTCCTGTTTAATATTAGTGATCTCAGTATTAATGTTATTGATACTCGTCTCATTCGTAGTCACACGATTAGTAAGCGAAGCGATATCAGATGTATTTTTCGTAATATTCTTCTCTGCAGTACCCATTCTTGTCGTAAGAGCCGCAATCTGATTATTTACGTCAGTGAGTTCAGCATTAATACCAGTTACTTTACTATCCAATGTTATCTTATTTACAGCATCAAAATCATTCTGAGGATTTCCCACATTTGAAATTCTCAATGGAGAAGGCTCAAACGATAAAGGAGCGTAAAGTTTCAATCCATCGGTAAGGTCAGAAAATGCAAGGGCGGTATTCCCACCAAGGGACATAGTCAACATACCACTCAGCTCAAGGTTACCATATAAATAGGAATTTCCCTTTTCGGAAGGGGCACCAACCTGTAAACGACCCGTGTTAAGATCTCCTGATATGTCAGCGGAACCATCAACAGAAAGACCTCCATAAGAGACGGTAAGCTTACCCGACATAGTATCCCCAGCTTTTTTCACAAAGGTTTCCTTTGCTTCATCCAGAGTATCTGCGGCTTCTTTTGCGGAGTTTGCCGCATCGGTAGCGGACTGAGCCGCCTGAGAAGCAGAGTTTGCAGAAGCAACCGCACTGTTCTGGGAAGCCGTAGCAGAACCGGCGGACTGAGAAGCAGAGTTCGCTGAAGCTTCCGCACTGTTCTGGGAAGCACTGGCAGACTGAGCCGCCTGAGAAGCAGAGTTTGCAGAAGCATCCGCACTGGTTTTCGATTCTGTAGCAGAAGCGGCGGAAGCATCTGCACTCTTTTTCGATTCTGTAGCAGAAGCGGCACTTTCCGATGCGCTACCGGCGGATGCGGTCGCGGATGTTGCGGACTCCTGTGCGGAGTTTGCCGCATCGGTAGCGGACTGAGCCGCCTGAGAAGCAGAGTTTGCAGAAGCAACCGCACTGTTCTGGGAAGCCGTAGCAGAAGCGGCGGACTGAGAAGCAGAGTTTGCAGAAGCAACCGCACTGTTCTGGGAAGCCGTAGCAGAAGCGGCGGACTGAGAAGCAGAGTTTGCAGAAGCATCCGCACTGTTTTTCGACTCCGTAGCAGAAGCGGCAGATGCATTTGCACTATTCTGAGACGCGGTAGCAGAAGCGGCACTTTCCGATGCGCTACCGGCGGATGCGGCCGCGGATGTTGCGGACTCCTGTGCGGAGTTTGCCGCCGCTTGAGCTTGTGCTTTTGCGTTTTCTGCTTCGGTGTGGGCGCGTTCCGCTTCCGAAGATGCTCTGTCTGCCTGTTTCTGAGCTTCTAAGGCAGAAGCGGCGGCGGCATCCGCTTCCGCGCTGGCACGATCTGCCTGATTTTTCGCGTCTTCTGCGGACGCTTGCGATTTATTCGCTTCCTGTTCTGCCCGATCTGCTTGCGCTTTCGCTTCTTCCATCCATTTGTTGGTCTGTTCAAGAACCTCTTGAAACGCTTTATCAATGATCTCATAATTCTCATTCATCTCATTGATCACTTCATTGAAGTGCAGATTCGTCTTGTTCATGATCTCGTAAAACGAGAGAGACTCATCATAGATGGTCGGAATTGCTAACTGTGTATGATAGTGGATATAGTGAAGTGGGTTTAAATATCTCATAGTTACCTCCTAATAATATACACCGAGGAAGCAATCTTCCAGCTCCTCAATAATCATCACATCAATATTTAAAAGGGTTTCTCTCCACTTTAAAATAAGATCGTTCGGGTTTACACCGTCCCAACCGGTGATTTCACGAATATAATCTGTATTCGTTTTACCCTTGACGTTATGAGTATAGTCCGTATCACGGCTATTTTCATCGGTAAAATGACGATCATAAGTAGAATCAACTTTTGTGTTTGAAGTATCGTTATAGGTTTGATCCGTTGTATTTTCTGAGGTACCGTCATTCGTTGTGTTCTCATTTCCCGAGGTGGAACGAAAATCTGTTGAGGTGGCATATAGATTATTTTCCAGATCGTTCCATGTTAACTGATTCATCGGGGTGTTGGATGCCACATCTTTTACCGTTTCGGAATAAGTTCTGGTACCTTCGTCATGTGTTTTTCCCGTCTGTTTGATATTGGTCTTGGCATCGTCGGTAAAATCAGTTAACGTATTTGCTGTATCAGAAGTTGTCGCAGTGTCATGATAGTCGCTTGATTCGTTTGATGTCTTGTCTTCGGTACGATTTTCATTTCCGAGATATTTTTCAATGTAGTTTCTTGTCCAGAGTTTTTCATATTCTACTTGTGTTGTTTCCCACAGTTGAATATAGTACGGCATGATCTCGCCGAGGGTTTGCTGTAGACGTAGTTTCCAAAACTCTACCGTTTCCTCGCCAATTTCCCGGAAGTAATAATGCCGTAAAATCTTTTGGCAGAGGGTAGGTCGATAGGATTCTTCCCAGATGGGAAACTCATAAAATATCTTTTCCCATACCGCAGGAATGATTGTATTGACATCCGTGACCCAATTATTTGGGGGTTTGGTATTGTCGTTGATTACTTGGTTATACAAATATTCGCAATACCAGCGCACCATAGTTGTTGTGCTACTCACTACTGCTCACCCCCTTGGACTGACGCGCAGTTTTTTGCTTAGAGAAGGTATCGTCTTCTGTGTTATCCTGATAAGTATTATCGGTATAACCTTGCGTATTTTCTCCCAGAATATCTGCGTAAAGATTGGAACGAAAGTCTACCGATACATTCGTACCAAAAAGTTCATTGAAATGTTCTACTGCTTGCCGACGAGAAACAAGACCTACATTCTGCGCCATTTCGGAATAACCTAACCCAGCGGTTACTTCATTTGATACGAGACGCTCGGTCTTTTCCGATGCTGGGGTAACGATACCAAAGGCAGATAACATTTCTTTCCACGTATTAATCTTTTGAATCTGCAACTTATCTGCGATATATGGAATATTTTGATTCAAAATTTCAATGTTGTCAATTGGTGTTCCTTCGGATGTCATAATAAACGGTTGATAGCCAAAGAACTTCTGCATTAGGTTCTTATAGGTCAGTTTCTTTTTCTCTGGTGTTTTGACAATCAGCGCGAACTTTTGCAATTCCACATTGGAAAGAATATTCATTTCAATACTGGTCAATTTCTGTGCGAAGAGATAAGCGGTCGGTTCATCGGGTAACCAGCTTAAATTATTGAAACACAGAGCACAGTTTTTCATATCCAATTCTTTGTAGGTATAATTTACATTTGTACTATACGCTGTGACTTTTTTCGGCAGATTATAAAAATCCATCTCACCGGTAGTCGTACATTGAAGCGAGAGATATTTTTCCAGAATTTCATCGTAAAAGAAGACACATTTTCCGTTGTAAAATAGCAACCATTCGATATATCTTTCATTCATATCTTCTGGAAGATCTCTCCACTCATAGCGAGATAATGCAATATTTCGAATACGATTGTAATAATCGTGAAATATCGCGTTTTTCATCCTTAGAATTGTTTTGTCCGACCATTCTAATGGTAAACCCCTGTTTCTCAATGTCCTAACACTCCTTCATTATTATTTAGATCATAATTTCCAACATCTGTGGTATGCCAGAACGTGATCCCGTTGGATAAAATCTGCTTGATCATTCGCATATCTCCTACAGGCATGTTTCCGGTCACCGATGGTTGATCTAACTTCAGGTAGTTCCAGTATTTTCTTGTATGTAAATTAGGTACCCCGGTACTATTGACGCGATATCCAAACTTCGTAAAGTAATCATCAATTTTTACAACATAGCCCCAGTGGAGACGCTTATGAATAATCCAAAAATCCATCGTTTCCATGTTGTAATTCACGCCGCCGACATTGTTTGCGCCTTTGCTCTGGTCTGGTTGGCTTTTGACTACGGATAATCCGCCGAAAGTAGAAAGGCCGGCCTGCAATGCACCTAAACCCGCCTGAGCAATAGACATTCCCGCGCTTGCAGCTAAGGAACCCTTGGAACCTCCCGAAGAGTTCATCACACCGCTTGCTGCTTGGTTTGCCGAACCTAATGCCGAAGCTAACATACTCAAGACAATATTCGTATCTTGCTGTGCATAGTAGTTCTCCCATACACCAAAGTTCCAATTGCATTTCGGAAAACCAGAAAGTTTGATTCCGTAATCATAGTTATTATTGCACTTCATATAGTATGAAGGATACATAAAATAGGTAGGATCTGCGCCGAAAGCAAACTTAAATTTAAACTTCATCTTCGTTGCTCCCGGAGTAGGATCGCTTTCTATGATATCCTCATATTTATAATCGTAACTTTGACCGTCGAGCGTGGTAATACTGAAGAAATGATAAGGCCAGCAGAACAGCTTATTGTTTTTCGGCACATAATCATCATCGAGAGTGGAATAGTTGATATCGTATTCTTTTTCATCGACAACCGCCGTACCGGAAAGGGCAGTAACATCGTATTTTCCATGATCTGCCGGAGTAACAGTAACCCCTTTCCATGGAACCATGGAGATACTGCTAATCGCCCCAGCCTTTCCACCTTCGTTCATACGTTTTAACCAAGTGTTGCAATTTTCTACTCCATTATTTTCAACATCAAAACCGATATATTTTAGACCTTGATAGGTATTCTGTATGAGCTGTCCTTCTTTTACTTCATCCTCATCGTCAATATCTTCCGATGTAGTGGCCAATATTAAGGAACGATATTCTAAATTATTATCAAACTCCCCCGGGACAGACCGAGTAACTGGTTCAAATAAACCCGAATTTTCCACCTTGTAATATTCATATCTCTGCATGAAATTCAGATCTTCTTCTACCACATTCCTTGATATGGTATCATCCGACACATGCATACGCTCGATAAAGGATTTTTTAATTTCAAAATCGAAAAGCCATGTTTGCATGACATCAATTTCAAAAGTAATTGCCGTGCAATTTTCGTTGATATACAAAATATCGGAAATAAAGGCATAAAGCCACTTATTACCAAACCCTCCATTCTGAAAACATAGATAGTTACAATCATAGAAATAATCTGCTACGTCTTCCAGAAAGATTGCCCACGTAGAACTATTCGATGCCAGCCGCTGATACGTTAAACCGCTATAGACCTTTTTCGTTTTCGATGCAAAATAGCTTTCCTGCGCTGATTTTGACGTAAACAGAATGGTATCCGTATAGGTGTTATCTAACGGGATTGATTGACACACGCGAACTGTTGTTGATGGGCCAATTAAAGGACGAATCATTTTTTTACCTCCAATTCAGCGATAGCCTACCAAAGAATGGTAGGCTATCATATAGTAAAAGGAAAGGAGTAGAGTTAAGCATTTTCCCTCGTCGAAATGGTAGCTGTCTGGTTAACTGGAAAATACTTCGATTTTGCAATAATTTTAAACGTGTTTGGAATCGTTTCATTTGCAGAAACATGTACTCGAACCTGAGTATTATTTACAACCGTCATAGTTGTTTCGGTAGATTCATTTCCGGTCATTTCCCACTCAAGGGTATCATCTACCGTGCCCGTGGAATTGATCGTCGCATTGATGGTCACATCTTTTGGCAACTGAGATCTCTGAATGAAACTGTTAGATGGATTCAGTGTAATTCCTGTAATCTCATTATCTGGAACAGTAAACAGAATCGCATTTGCAAAACGAGAAACAGAAAATACTGTCCACTTATGAAGGAAGTAGTTCCAATACAGACCTTCCGGATTGCGAACATCTTCAAACTGGAGAAGCACATCGTAAATCTGGAAAAAGCTTTCGTCACACAGAAGCAGTTTTGCCCCGGTAAGCTCACCGAAGTTATCAATTAAGATTCTTCTTCCCATGAACTCTGCTTTATCCATGTTAAATGCGGAAGCCAGTACTTCCACATCCATCATTGCATCAAATTCTGCGTCGATGAAGATAATCTGTGAACTGCGGTCCGTATAGGTCGGAACTCCCATAGCATTGTATTGAGTACTCATAAAGGTCAGCTTATTGCTATAACCCTTTACGGTAGAAATGATTGACTTCATATTATCCGCAGTAACCGTCGGGATTTCCACTTCATAGAATAACCCTTTCTTTGCATATTCTACAATCAACTGCTTCATGGTAATAAATTCGTCATATTCCATACCAGAGTACAGACTGGAAATAATATCGCTTACCAGATTGTAAACACCATCCTCTGAAAGGAACGCTCTTTCCAGATCTCTTCTCTGAATCGTCGTTTTAAAGAAGTTCTGATAGTCCAGCTTATGGAAAATAGACTTTACATCCGGAATTTCACGTTTCATGAACTCCGTTTCCGCTGTCTGAGGATCGTAAATCTTTGCCTTAGCAAGAGAAGTGTATACTTCTTCAATGGTTTCTCCGTAATCAAGCATACCCTTTTTCAGCATAGCAAACGGATTCTTGTAAAGGCGGGAGCTAAGAATCACCTTACCAATACGGTTTACCAGTGCATCGAGGAACTCATTTGACAGCCCCGGAAAATTGAGAACCGCAGAACCGTAAGTCTTAATATCTTCATGCGTTGCTACAGGAACTCTTTCCTGAAAGGAAAGGGATGCGTCATTACGAATCGCATTTAAAATATCTACACCGTTTTTTGCTAATTTCACATTTTTTGGTTTTGTTGCCATTTCACACCTCTTAATTTTCTTCTGTCACAAAGACATCATCATAAGTAAGTTCTTCTGCACTATGTGCAGTTTCTTCCTCGTCTAATACGGTAGTGTCCGAGTTTACCGTAGAATCACCATTCATAAACCTTTCTACATAGCGTCTTTTTAAATCATTATAAGAATTTAAAGCATCATCTTTTTCTGCATGAGCGGAAGCTAACGCTTCATCCAACGTAACAATTTTGCCTTCTAATTCTTTGTTGTAGTCAGCAATCGTTTTGACTGCGGTCAATCCTTCATCCGAATCAGCGAAGCCCTGACTTACAATGTCTAACGCTTCATATACCGTCATTTGGTTTCACCTCCTAAATTTTTCGCAAGCTGATAAATGTTATTTGCGTTCGTAAGAGCCATGCGATAACAAATAACAATCACGCGAAGCATATCTTCTGTCAAATTCAAACTTTCTCCTGTACCTTTAATTATATCAGATTTGATCAAATCTTCAATAATTTCTTTTGCGTAATCAGGAATTTCTTCTAATTTCTGGTATCTTTTTTCTGCCATTTCTGTTTCCTCCTTAATTTCTTCGGCTTTATATTTTTCATAATTGGCCCGAACAAATTCCGTATTACCACGGAATAACTTCACTGTTGTTCGGGTATCTACATGAGTAAACGTCGTATACGTTCCAACCGTATATTTACTATGGTCATAGACATAGGTCTGCACTGCGGCTGGGGGAACTCCGGATACCTGTATATCTGCGGCTTTTCCAAGCGTATGCTGTGAATTGGATACACCCCCAACTGCCGCATTATGCGACTTCGTACGATATCCAGAAGTAATGACCACAGGTTTTCCAAAATATTCCCGGATTTGATCCAACAGAACGACTAAATTATCGTCGATTAAAACGGTAGGATATCCATCTTTTGACTGAAATTCTTTTACTTTAAAATACTTGCCCACTTGATAGTCTAAATTCGTAAAAGTGCTAACCATCCGAACCTCCTGTTAAATGTACATTCGACGCTGAAATATTTTGAATGTGTGTAATATGCGCCCAATAACCAGCTTTAACATACTGCTGATAATTTCCAAGGATATCATCACAACGATAGAACTCACTATCATTAAAATACCACCATCCATTGCAATAGGAAGGAAAGTAGGTTGCGGTATACGTTTTTCCATTTGGACGCTTAAAGACTACCGTAAATCTGCGGATCGTAACATCAATCGCTCCGGACTCTCCGCCGCCCCCTTCTCCTCCACCGCCAGGGTCAGCTCCATTCTGAAATTCACGCCAGTAACCTTCCGAAGCTCCCGTACTGCTCACGGTATTTGATCCATTGTTTTTCCAGATCACGCGGGAACTTCGCGTGTCTACATGGGTAAATGTGCTGTAAACACCGATTCCCCCGGTCGAAAAGGTTTCTTCTACATAATTTGCTACAGCCAAGGGAGGTACACCTCGAAGCTGGATATCTGCGGCCGTCCCTTTCGTGTGCTGACTGGAAGCTGCTCCACCTACCGTCGCATTATACGTCGGGGTACGATACCCGGACGTTATGGTAATTCCCGACCCGAAAACGCCGCGGATCCGCTCCAATCGTTCAACAAGAGCATCGTCGATCAGTACGGTGTCCGAACCATCATTACACGCAAACTCGCGAACTTTAAAATGTTCCGATACGTTAGTGTTCGAGTCGGTTCGCATACTATACCTTTGAACCGCCATTGTTTACCGCCTTTTTAATTTCTTCCACCATAACCTTAATCTGTGTTAGCATTTCATTCATCTGTTCATCTGACTTTGTCATCTGATAATAAAAAAGTAGACACATCACGATCGGAAATCCTACCGTTGAAATATAAGACATAAGTTGTTCCATTCGAACCTCCTTTAACGGATCATATTTAAAATCTCCAAACCAATCCGCTTGACGCGCTGGTTTTCAAAATATAGAAATCCCTGCTCATATCCCTGAATCATCAGATTCAGCCACGCAATTTTTCTTCCTCGATTTGCAAAATAGGTATTTTCGGTATGGTCTTCTCTGGTTAATGCATAGGTTACACGTGACTTGTCGAAAGTAGAATCCATATACAGGTAACCATTTCTGCGGTCAAACCAAAGCCCATACTCATTATCCAGATACACAAGATTGCATACGCTCTTGACATCTCCGGTTTTCTTTTTAATAAAGTCCTTAGTATCTTCAACATATTCATTATCTATTGCATATTGTCCGAACTTAGATCCCTCGATCAACTGCCCAAACCGAGTTGATTTTTTCTTATCTCGATAATCTTGAGATAAAGTGTGCTCCAAGTAAATTAATCCATTATCCGTTAGTTTCCAACGTTTTTTCCCGTAGGGCTGGGATAAGTTAAAATAATCATAATAAACATTGGAAACATTAATACTATTGGATAGAAAATATACCGGAACATCATTCATTCGAGATATCGTTTCGTAAAGGTCTAAAAATAACCGAATCTCATTTTTTAAGTATTTCTTGCTCTGAAATTCATCAAAACATATGGAAGTAACTCCAGCGTAAGATACGGACTTATCTTTCCCTCCGGTATTTAAATCCACTCCATAGCCCATAAGCTTCCATCCACCTTTTTCTACTTCACGTCCACGCTCATAGAAAAAAGTTCCGCTTTTCCCCGTCGTTACTTTGAATTCTTTCTCCGGATATAAATGCTCTATATCTTTAAAAAAAGACTTTGCCGCCTTTACTAATTCCGTTTCAAATCTTCGTAAATAAACAAAATTTTCATCTTTTTCAAAATAATTTTTACAAGCAATCTGCGTTTTAAAACCGTAAGTCTTTCCGTTTCCTCGCTCTCCGGTAATAAAATTAAATAACGCTTTCTTTTCTAAACAATTTTCATAACTATAATACATTCTTTCGCCCCTTTTTAAGAATGTACAGGCGCAGAATAACACTATTCCCATAGCCATGGATGTCCGGGCGGGGCTTAATCCGTGGATTCCCTTCATCATTATTTCCGCTAACCTGTACATAATTATTATATCAAAAAATGTGTGTATAGTCTATTTTAAATTAAAAGTAGTTTCAATTAATACTGCCCCGCCTTCCGTTTGCGTAAGCATTAATTTTCCTGTGTAAATCTGACCTGTTTTAAAATTATCATACGTAACTTGTTCATAGCATTTTGCTGGTAGACCTGCACAGGTGATTAATAACTCACCATCTTTTTCTCCAATGTATCGTTTCGCTCTGATATATCTTGCTCGATCAAATTCTTTTTCAATTTTAAAATATCCTAATTTTTCATTGTCCAAAGGGATATTGTCTGATTTTTCTTTTAAATGTAATGAATCTGTGTCGCAGTAAATAAAGCTATCGTAATTTTTCTGTGCATAAGATATGATATGCTTTCTTGCATATGCAGTCACGAATAACCCAACAGGTAAATAATATTCTGGACGAAATTCTGGTGACATTGTTTGAAATCGTAAAATATTATTTTCTAAGTAAGGAATTTTTTGTGATTTTAACGGATTCGTCGCAAATTTTCCATAAGTTGAATTTTGCATCTGTTTTGAAATAAAACGTAATCCATTATTCCCTTCTCTTCCTGCCTTTTCTTTTACTGCTGCCCATTTTTGGATGAACTCAGTGAAGAGATCTTCTGTCCCACGAAAATAGTAAACCTTATGCACTCTAAAATACGCTACTTCATAATGTTCTAAAAACATTTCATAGTCAACCGAAGTGAAGGTTAAGTTCACAATTTCACTTTTACTATTTTCCAGATAATCCCTTCCGTTAAATAACTGCGAATTTTTAATCTGTATCGTAGGCAATTTACCATCTTTCAACCAAAATTCACAATCAAAATTAATAATAAAAAGACTATATCCGGTTATCTCTTCCAGATCATGGGTGATGATCGGCGCTCCGAATGGAAATATATTTTCTGACATGACATAAGGGTAAAGAGAATTTACATCGTATACGACTACATTCTCAAATTCTTTCCCCTCATATCCCTTTTTTAAATAAGTCCATCCTCCTCGATAGGCATGTCGTAATTCTTTATCAATCGATAATGCTAAATTTTCTTGCTTTGATAAGTTTAAATTCGTAAGATACGGTTCGTCATTTTGCAATATTGGGAAAATTCGTTCAAATTTTTGCTTTCCTATGGTTTCTTTCAAGTCATTCATCGCTGCCGAAGATAAGGTTAGTCGGTTGATGTTATTCTCAAACATTTGATTTAACGAGTCCCTTAAAATAATGACATCATTTTTTAAATACTCAAAATCTTGCTGAGATAACGAACCTCCAATTTCTCGTTCTTCATCGTAATCAATTTCTAACTTCTCAATTCCCAAGTTAAATGTCTTTGGCATTTTACTAATCGGCATAGGAATCAACTTCAATGAATCAACGAAAGTAACTTTAAAAATTTTCGTTACTCTTTTCTGCGACGTGTAGAAAAAATTACATTCAATTCTATACCATTGATTTCGATCTGTAATTAATGTACGAAATTCACATGCTTCTTCTAACTTCTCTTGCTTATGTGTCCATCCGTTTTGTAGTAAATAATTTACAATAAAACTTCCGTCAAATTTGAGATTGTGAAAATAGATTTTGCTTCGTTTCTTTAATTTATAACAAAATTCAATAAAAGATTGAATATTTGTTCCACATTCAAAGGGTGACATACAATCTAAATTACTAATCCCCCATGCCCAAACTTCCGTTTTTTCTGGATCCGTTGTTGTTTCAAAATCTGCCGCAAAAATCTCCATCTTAGACATAGGATTTTACTTGCTCAATTCCCCATAATAATTCTTGGATTTTCTGCTCTGCGGAAATCGGCATATAAATAATAAATTCGATTGTAAATACATCTCTATAATCTTCGGTTAACGCTAATTGGTAAAATTCTTCAGGACTAATATCTCCCAGCGCTTCCTCCACTACTCCTCGTATTTCTGGACCTAAATCATCTTCTATCCCGTTTAAATAGTTTTGATAATAAGAATCAACATTTCTTTCTTTTGATAAGTCAATCATTAGATTTCGTTTAAACCTTGACCATTGATTTGGGTCGTTAAAACGAGCTTCATCAAAGGGCACAGGTTCTTGCAAACTTTTTTCTTGTGATGCTGTCCATCCAGATCTTCCTTCTACAAACCTACCATATTTTTCTGCTCTTTTTCTTCTCTTTTCGTTTCTTCTCTGATTTAATCTCGCCGTTTCTGATATGGCATAAGTAGATGTTAAAACGTCTTTTACTCTCACAATTTCAAGATTCTTCGGTGATGGTATTTTCTTCATCTGCTTTATTTCAGAACGTAATGCTTTCATGTTTGGAAAGTTCTTCATTAGTTCATCCACAGATCGTCGCGGAGGTGCATAGGTCTTGCCAAACTGTTTTTCAATCCTTGTGACCGCAGCGTTATAACTTCTTACCGCAGAAGCGGCGAATTGACGCCGCTTACGGTAAGCCTGTGTTAGTTTCGGCTTCTTTGCCATATTTTAACTCCTATACTAAATTAAATGTGGCATACTTTTTCATTCCTGTTCCTTCCTGACGAATTTCAATAGTAATCGGTTTGTTCAAAATGACTTCCTCGCCAAAGATCAACTGATAATTTCTTACAGCGCCCGCAAACCCTCTGGATAACGCCGAATAAGATTTACCTGCTGTGTCAATGATAATTGTTCTTGGCAATACTTCAATTTCCCCTGTCTGCTGTGATTTCATTTCTACTGGATAAACTAACCAAGCCTGCACTTCAATCTGCTGACCGTAACAGTCTGAAATTTTGTAATCAGGATTGTTCAAAGCATTGAAAACATTCATTTTCAATTCTTCAGGTAATGTCTGCACTGTTTTCTGTACACTTAATTCGTTCATTTTATTTCCTCCTATTTTAAAAAGAAAAGATTATATATTCAATAAAGAATCTCTCAATTCTTTAATGACACGATTTAAATCTAAAATATCGATTCGCTCTAATTTATCGGTAATATCTATCCAACCTAATTTCACTTGATCACATTCTGTATCCTTTAAATCTAAGCATACATCATCAGTAACTAAATTATACCACAAACTATACGATTGATCTCTGTATATTCTATCACGTATTTCAAATAATACTTCAATTTTTCTCATAGATTCTGCAACACCTCACTGTAAATATTCATTGCGTGTAAGTAGACAAATAAGTTATAACCAAAATATAATACTCCAAGAGCTATGATTACAATGCCTATCCAAAAATATTGTTTTTTCATTTTATTTTTATCCTTTCCTGTAATACTTTAAAAGAAAATTATAATAAACTCAAATACTAACATTACAATTCCTATCCAAAAATATTGACGGTTATTTTTTCTTATATTCATAATATTCTAATGCATCCATTAATACATATTCATTTTCAACTTTTACAATCTTTTTTCCTTCACTATTTGCTTTCTTTGCAAAATATCTGGAAATATATCTTCCTGTTTCTGGATTAATTCCCTTTTTCTCATATTCTGTTTGAGGTGGCTTCCGATGTCTCTTTCTATATGCAATATCTGCAATCGCTGTACTGACTTTGTAATATCGGCGATGATATACGTAACCCTCAGGATTTTCAATGTAATTCCCATGTATGGTTAAATGTAATCTCCAATCATCTTTATCTTCATAAATTCGATCTTCCCATGATTTTGCAATACATTCAAAGTTTTCTTTTTCATTTTCAGGAATTTCAAAGAAAAGATAGTTATTTTTTAAATAATGTAGAATATATTCTTCTGCTTCTTCTTTTGTCGGAAAATCCCCAAAAATTCTATTAAATTGTGTTTTAATATAATATTTACATTCAATCGGTATGATCAGAAATCCGTACATTTCATACCAATGTTTTGGAGCTAAATCATGTCTTTTTTCTAAATAATGTAAGTCCTTCAGTTCAATGTCTAAAGCTTCTTTAAAGTCTATGTACATTCGTTTCCTCCTTAATTGATCACGAATTCTTCTGCAAAAGTTTCATAGTGAAGATATACATAGCGATCCATGAAATCCTTATCACTGCACGGTGCGAGTTCCCATGCAACACGTTCGCGAAGTTCATCATCCATATAGTGTTCAAAAGTGCTAAATTCTTCAACCTGACCAGTTCTCTTGTTAACTACTAACATGTTATTTCCTCCTATCCAATTACCATTGCGGTTATGATTGTTTTGATTTCTTGATTAGATAATTTGTAAAGCTTTAATAATGCAATTGCATTGTTGATGCTTGAACACATCATTAATGCTTTGTCCTGATTTGGTATAAGTTGCTTAATTGCTTTTGCTGTTTCCTTTGTCATTTTTTGATCTCCTTTCCTTTTGTAATTATATTATATCACAGGTTTTAAAATTATCAATAGGTTTTACTGATGTATTATGTATACATGATGCGCTTTAGTACTTTACTGTGATGAAGTATTTGATTAGGTAAGTACTTTAGCGCTTTAGTGTAGTAAAGTCTTGAATTAGTGAAATACTTTAGCGCTTTACTGTGATAAAGTACTTGATTAGGTAAGTACTTTAGCGCTTTAGTGTAGTAAAGTCTTGAATTAGTGAAATACTTTAGCGCTTTACTGTGATAAAGTACTTGATTGTGTAAACTGTTGGGATGATATATAATTGAGTAAAACAACGTTTTGCGCAGATTAGGTAAGTACTTTAGCGCTTTAGTGTAGTAAAGTCTTGAATTAGTGAAATACTTTAGCGCTTTACTGTGATAAAGTACTTGATTGTGTAAACTGTTGGGATGATATATAATTGAGTAAAACAACGTTTTGCGCAGATTAGGTAAGTACTTTAGCGCTTTAGTGTAGTAAAGTCTTGAATTAGTGAAATACTTTAGCGCTTTACTGTGATAAAGTACTTGATTAGGTAAGTACTTTAGCGCTTTAGTGTAGTAAAGTCTTGAATTAGTGAAA